CATACATCTTTCGAGCTGGGCCGAAGACTGCCAAGACACCATTGGAATTAACATTTAATCCTTGGCTTCTTAAATTAAATAACTGCCAATCTTTTGCATGTAAATTTCTAGTTCTCATCCTCTTGTCGTTCCAAGTCTTTGGATCGTAATGTTTGAAATAATCAACTCCTTTAATCCTTATATCTCCCAGAGCCATCTCCATTTGAATAAGAGCTTCTTTTCTATTTGACTTAAATAAATCAGCCGCAGCTAAGACTCTTGCTATTGGAGATTCTTCACTAAAATCTTCAGGCTTCATCTCTCTTGCAGCCTGAACATTTGGAGCATCAATTGAATCATCTATATTTTCCGCAGCTCCTTTAGAAACAAGATCAAGATCTAAATCCTGATACCCTCTGCCCTGCATGGCTTTACCCATGTTTGACCAAGTATTTCTTATAAAGTCATATTGTCTCTCTGTCATTAAAGAGATTTTATATAAATCAAGAGCCTCATCTAACAACTGATTTGATACACCTTGAGGAATATCATTCCTCTGCATAAAATCAAATACCTCACTAATCTTATTAATAAACTCCCTATGACTAACTTGATACATAGCTCTCACTCTTAAGAGCTTTTCAACTGCATTATTAAACGCACTTGAATTTCTCTCTAAAAGACCTAAAATATTTTCCTTAGAAATATCATTTCCCAAAGTCTCTGCTACTTCTTGAGCTGATTCATTAATATCTATATTTAAAAACTTCCATTCTTCAGGCATTAATCTTTGCCCACTCTTCAGCAAAGTTTTATTCATTAATGCTAAATCTTCAACAACTCCTTTTGGATTAGTTCTTAATAACTGAAGGTAATTAGTTGGCTGACCTTGAGGAATACTTGTTTGAACATCTTTCGCATTTTCTATATTCTTTCCTATCTCTCCACTATCTTGGATCTCTTGCATATCATCACCAAACTTCCCAGAAAGATCTTTTTTAAGAGCGTCATCTGGAGGTAAGTTTGATTGCTGAATACCTCTAATCCTTGCTAGGTCAGCGTCATTTTTTGCCTTCTCACGAATAAGGCGTTGACGTTCTTGAAATAATTCGTCGCAACTAGACATTAGGTACAGCCTCCTTTGTAGAACTTGGAATTGTTACTGCCCAGCAAGTCGTCATAGGCAAGCTTCTTAGCTTCTAAAAACTTGAAAACTTGCATAGTTAACTCAGGCATTTCTGCATTAATAGCTGCATCAATTCGAGGGACTAATCCCTGCAATTGCTCAGGCGTTAGCTTTTTAATTAATCCTTTTCTTGCAATCGTCCCATTCGCTGCTAACTCAAAGACATCAACAAAAGAGGGATCTTTCTTTCTAATGATGTTTATTTTTCTTCTTAATGCAGACAAGAACATTTTTATTCTTTCAAATGAAGATTTGATAGGCCCAGCCTTTAATTTGATCTTGCGATTAGCAAACCAAACACCAAATGCTTCGGCTTGTATTTCAAATGGAGACATACCCTTTGTATAATTTCCACCGCCTTTCTTGATAATCTCTACCATATCTGCTAAAGCTTTCTTAGAGAGAAGTGCTTCCTGATACTTAGTAGCACCTAAGAAATCTAACCATTTTTGAACAGAGTGAAATGATTCGTGTGCAGCGTCAATTCCAAGCCATCTTGGCGAAACTCCGTCGAATGCTGACAATCCTCCAAGGCGATGGCCTAGATTTGGATGAAGGGCAAGAAGGATCATCGACTTGTGAACATTTCCAGTTTTATCTCCATAAAACAAACCTGAGGTTCCACCAGCAGCAGTTTTCGTTAAAGGATCATCAGGATTCCTAGCCATGAAGGTTGCATGATGTGGCCTCCACTCAGAAACGGAGCCAATTGTGGCATCAAGACCAAATAATTTTATTGACTCTATTTCGTTTAAATAACCAAGTTGCTCTGGTAAAAGACCAGATATTTTATAAGCATCCTTAAGTGCTTCTTTTGCTTCATCTGCAAGCACTTTTGATTGTTGAATCCTTCCTATTAATGAGTTCTCAATCTCTGCCCCATAATTCATTAAATGTTGATTCTTAGTTATTTTTTCTCCTGCCTGAATCTCCATCAACTGTTGTCTTACTAAACGCTCGTTATATTCTCCACCTGTGAAATCTGTATCACGGCCAAAGCTGCTTTGCTGTATGCCACCACCACCTTCAGCAGCTTTTCTTGCAGCAGTTTGTTGATTGAAGTATTGCCTCGTTACCCATCTTCCGTCATATCCCCTTATCTTTCTTGGATCATCTGGATGAGGTGTCCCTGGCTCTATCTTTTTCCGTCCACGTTTAGCCGCAGGGGAAGCATCCATTCTGTTTTGCTGGTCTATTATTTCTTCTTGTGTTCTTGTTTTCTTAGGTAAGACCTCACCTTCAGCTTTCTTCTGTTCATAAGTTTTACTCTCGTAATCGCTAACTCTTCTTTCTGCAATCTTTTTATCTGCTTCTCTTGCAGCGTCTAGCTTTCCATTCTCTTCAATCAATCGAACTTCATTGTCTAATGCTTCAATAACATCATCAGTAACTCTTCCATTTAATAAATCATCTACAACTTTTTCAGAATTAAAATTACCTGGCTCTGGTGTATTAGGAAGTGTTGTTGATGGTGGTCTTGCTTCTCCTCGTTCTAGGGCTCTTTTAGTGATTCCATTTAATAACTCTCTTCTATCTCTTCTTGCTTGATTTAATACAAATCTCGACCCTGGAACTTGTTCAGTTACATTCAAACGTCTACCACTTAAGCTCGTTGTTACTCTTGCAAAATCTCTTAAAGCTCTTTGAACTCCTTCTTCTAACGTAACTCTTGCAACATTTAAAACATTTAAAACATCCCCTGCTGAATCAAGACCACCTTTCCATTCAGAGCCAATAGCCTTATCAATTGAATTTACTAATCTCTGATAAGCCAACATATCTTCTTTCTCAAATCCTCTTGTATCAACTCTTTCTACAGGTGCTTCACCTTCAACTTTTTCAGCCTTTAAGTTCTCATTGATTCTCCTAACATTCTCCATTGCCTCTTCATAAACATCAGGAGTTCTTTGAATAACTAATCCATCATTTGCTTGTAAATCTTTTAACGCTTTAGCAATATCTATACGATTAATTGTTACCCAAGGATCACCTTTGTCCTTACCAGTTAACTTTTTAATCCTCGCCAAAATCTTTCTATCTTCTAGTAATTTACCTAATTGTTCTTTATCTAAATCATCTACCATTTCCAATTCAAATTCTAAGCCCTCTTCACTTTCTTCTACTAAATTAAACTTTTCAGTTGATGGAAATTCTTTCTCAGCGACAGGACGACTTAAGACCTCATCGGTAACTGTGACAACAGGCTCACCTGCCTCAACCCTTGTCTCAATTTCTATTAATTCTGCGGTACTACCTGTATCTAAAGCTTCCTCTAAAGCATCTGACTCAACAGCATTTTTAGGATTTAAATACTTCTCCTCTAATTTTTTTAAGTTTCCTTCTACTGTTGGCTGTTCTTGTACTTCTCCAGTTTTTGTTTCTACAGAAGTCTGATCAAATAAACTTCCTTGTTTATATGCTCCATCAGTAGTTTCTTCAATTAGACCACTCTTAACTTGATTGTTTCTTATGTCAGTTCTACGGTTAAATATATCTTTAGAACGAATAGCACGATAAGTATTTTGAAAATTACCCTCTATCCAATCGTATGCTTTATTGACAACAATATCCGTACGTTCATAGATATTTCTTCCCGCTGCTAATGGCCCTTCAATATCTCCATCCCACTTTTCAAATCCTGTCTTTGCATCTTTAATGCCTTGCCTTAAAGGAAGAACATTTAAACCACTCGCAAAAAACAGACTTGCGGCAAGGTTGGGAAGAAAAGCTCTTTCGGCAGCCTCCCACTTTGTTAACCCTGGAGTAATTGCTGGATCTTCAATGCCAGCCCAAGCTAAAAACGAAGCAGCACTTCCACCTTCATTTCGATCTAACCAAGTTGAAGGAACTTCGTCTAAAGCATTAACGACAGAAAGACGACCTAATGCACCAAAGATATTTTTAGCATTTGTAGGATTTAACCATCGTGCAGATCTAGCTAACCAAGGAGCCGAAGTTGCAAGAGTTTGATTTGCTGCAACAGCATTACCAATTCCTCCTGTTGCAATTGCTAAACCAATATTGAGCATGAGACTTGATCTTGCCTCCATGCCTTGAACTTGTTCCTCTGTCCAATCAACTGGATCAATGAATCCAGCCTGTGTATACATCGCTCTTTGTGCTTGATCTGTCCAACCAAAGCCTTTATCTATGTATGAACCTTTTCGATATTTTTCAGGCAATAAAGCTAAAGCATCAAATCCTGGTACTACTTTTGCAACCTCACCCCAATCCCAATCAGCAACATTCTGAATAGCTCCAAGGACTGCATCACCTGTTCCTAAATAAGCGGTATTAGCCCAATCCTTTGGAAGTACAGCTCTTGTTGCCCAGTATGGAACTCTTGCTGCAAACTTCTCTGGACTATCAATTCTTGTTAGTTCATGCTTGAAACCTCTCGTAATTCCGTCGGTGTAATAGCTAGTTAAACCTTCTGCAACATTTAATTTTTCTTTTTCTATTTTCTCAAAAGTATTGAGGAGATGACCCATCTGACGCTGGTCATAATCTGGAGCAAGAATCCACCAAGCTAACTTCTCATACCAAGGAGATTTCTTTAAGAAAGTATCTTCCTTTTCATTCCAAGGTTGCGTTAAATCAACGTTTGACTCTGGATGTAAACCAGCATCAGTAAGTTGCTTTCTTTGTTTGTCGTACTTCTTTGATATCTCATCTAATCTTGTCTGCTCATCATTTGCTTGCTCAACAACTTGAGGCTGAACAGCATTAGTCTCAGCTCCTATGTTCTCCTCTTCATCATCATCCTCTTCAAGTAGATCGACGTTTAATGGTGTAGTTGTCATTGGTTAAACCCTCAAAGAGATAGAAGAATTTCCAGTTAAAATGTTGTTCAGAACATTGCTCGCTGAAGCCAATGCCCCAGGAAGAGCAACAGCAGTTAAAGAACCATCAATTAAACCTTTAGCTTGATTACCTTCATTTAAGAAAAGTAGACGTTCTTCAGCAGAAGGACTCCACTTAAATGGTTTGCCATTCAACTTTTCCCAAAGATCAATATTTTGTAGAAGTAATTTCGATGGATTAATACCATTTTGATTTGCTCCTCTTAATAGATTTAAAGGTAATTCAGATCCTCCCTTCACTCTGTCCCAAATCTTCTGGGTTTCATCTGCTGAATAAATTGGTACTGTCTCCCATTGTTGCAATCTCTCTTTTGGAATTGGCATTGAAGCCTTGAAATAAATTCGATCTACTGAAGTATTGGCCTGTTTCTTTTCCTTATTATCTCCTCCTTCGTTTACATTTATTTTCTCCTGTGTTTTTTCTTTGACAACAGGATTACCAAGATGAGCCTTAAATAAATCTGATCCTATATATGTGTCAATAGCCTCATTAATTGCTTCATTTTGTTGATCAATACTTAATTCATCTAACCCTAAATCAACTGCCTTCTTCCTTATAGCAATCATTGATTTTTCATATAAAGCTTGAGCTATTTTTGCTTCTGCTGTTGTTTTATCTAGCTCTCCAAAAGCCATGAAATCAATAATATCAAATTCTTCATTTTTCATTTCAGCTCTAAATATCCCTGTACTCATATCACCAGGGAAGTTAGCTTCTAATATTGCTTCCAATCTAAGTTTTAAAGTCTTATTTAGATTTGGTTTATCGATACTTCTCTCTGCTGAAGATAATTTCTTATTTCTTATTTTTTGATAACGATCTATTAATTCCTGTCTTGTATCTGTAGCCCTATGTGAAACAGTTTCCATCTTCTCCCAGAACAATTTTCTTTCTTCTAATGAGTCATATTCATTCCCAATCAACATTTCTTGTCTTGTAAAAAACTTATCCCAACTAACCGTGTCAACTGAGGCTTCTATCCTTTTGTCTATTGCTTCCATAAACTGATTAATACGTTTTTGTTTTTTATCAAAAGGATAATCAGCAAATTCAGGATCATCTAAAGCCTGTTGTTCTATCTCTGCTAACTTCTCAGGATTATCCCTATGTAGCTTGAAAAGTTTGCCATACTTCTGTTCAAATGTATTTGAAAAACTTGTTTGACCTTGGTTGTAATCTTTATTAGCAACAGAAGCAACTGAATCAGTATCTACATATAATCTAGGGCCATAAACTTCTCCAATTGATAAAACTCTTCCATCATCTCCAAGTATTCCTGAAGGCATCCTGTTTAATTCTTGTAATAAACTTTGTGCCTTTGTATTTGCACCAGTGACAGATTCCCATTGTAATTTCTTTCCTAATCTAATAATTGCATCCTCAGTCATTTTCGATGCTTCACCATTTAGCCCTGAAGTCGAAGCAGCTTCAGCTAAATATTCTGCAACTTGTTTATATTTATCTTCTTCACTAGCATCACTTTCAATAATTGCTTCTAATCCATCTGCTGTTTGTATTTCTTTTACATGCTTCTTATATTTAACATTTGCACTAAAATGTTTATTCTGTAATTGTTCCCATTCTCTATTAATTTTAGGAAGAACTTTATCAATAAAACCTGGAGAATATTCATCTAATCCATAAACATTTGCAAGATCATTTGTTACCTTTGCTTTTAATTGATTTATTGCTGGATCACCTGGATCTAATTTAGATAACTCTGTTCCATTCTCTAACCATGCTTTGTTAAATGCCTGCGGTACTAATGTTGCTGTAATTGCACTTGCTTGATTTAGCATCCCTGCCTTTCGGTAAGGATTCAACTCATCCATTAATATTCCAGCCGCTTCATTATTTCGATGAACAACTCTATTGTCTGCTGCATAATTCTTTTCACCTTGAACCATTGCATTGTTATTTCCTCTATTAGCCTTTAATAATTCTTGCTGTCCTTTTTGATATTGATTTGACGCATAAAGTTCTAACCCTGCATCAACAACAGGAATTAATAATTCAACTGCCTCTGATAATTCTCGAAGACTGTTATAGCCTTTTACGTTAGAGACATTTCCTCGTTGAACAATTTGTACTCCAGATGCACTTGGAAGCATTGAAGGCTTCGCTGGAGCTGCGGGATTAATAGCCTGTGTTCTAATAAAACTTGAGACAGGTTTGGCAGACGGTTGAATCTGACTTAGCGGTAAACGATCATTAGCCATTAGCCTTCACCTCCACCGTCACCAGACGTGTACTTGCTTAAGGTTCCGTAGGTGTTGATGCCAGCTCCTACAGCTCCAATAGCTGAACTTAAGAACGCCGCAGTAGCACTCGGAGCCCCGCCCACCATTGATGGAGGCACAGCACCAACCATTGTTGGTAATGGTGCAAACGGAGGTAATGGATCTTGGAACTCTTGCATTTGATAAAACTGCTGAGAATTGAACTTTTCTAAATATCCAGCTATCGCCCCTGCTTGTTCTCTCGAAAGTTGTCGATCTCTAAATCCCTTATTAATTGCCATAATTGTTGATTGATTTCCTAGCTGCATTTGATAGTCGTTCTGTATTCGATCAACCATTCCTGTGTCTCCAGCCATCGCACTAGCGGCCATCCTTAACGCTTGAGTCTTGTAATGGAATAACGACATCGCATCAGACATCGCTTGTTCTGCATTAGCAGCATTCAACGCATCGCTTTGTCGGACATAATCAACGCCAGCCGAAATCCTCGTATCTCTAACAACATCCGCTTGAGCTATTGCTTTTGATAACTCGAAATTTCTTAAACTTGCAACGTAATTATTTTGCTGACCCCAATTAACTTGATCTTGGAAATACTTATATTTTTTATTTAGGTTAGATGTCTTTGCTTGTAGAGAAGCATTCCAAGCAGAATATTCGTCTGAAGCACTTTTATAAGCAAGCTGATTTACATAATCTTGTTTCTTTGCTCCATACTCCATCATCCCGCCAAGGAATTTAAGCCCTCCTGTAACTAATGCTCCTGTTAATGGGCCAGCCATTTATTTTTCCCTCCAAAAATGACAGAACATTTGATCTGCAACCCCGTAAGGTTTTGGCTCCTCAATAGTAAAGCCCAAATGTTTCAACCATCTTATAGACAATTTGTTTTCTGAGTAAACATAATTTTCAATCATTCCACCAGCCATATCAAGACAATACTCTACCCATTCTTGCCCATGAATACATAATTGCCATCTATGATTTTTTGTTGCCGTTAATTTATCAGTTCCTAACAACCAAATGTAATTACCCACCAACCCCGTAATACCAACTGGATCACCATCATCTCCTTCAATTGCCTGAATTACATCACTGTGTAGATAACTTTCTATACAGGCTTCTACAGGAGACAAACCATGACTCAAGCGAACTTCAGTTTTGTCCTGTTCTCTAAGTTTTTCCCCGATAAAATACATATCACCAGGCTCCGCTTTTATCCATCTCATCTAATTGCCGCCGCCTTTCCTGTTACTAACGCAACCCACTCACAAGTAGAAAACTTACAAGGATGAGGAGTATCGTTTTGAATCTCCACCATGCACCTCTCACCTCTGCTCATAATTGGAATATTGAATACTCCTTCAAAAAATCGTTCATCATCTTGTGTCCATCCATTAGGTAAAGCACTTCCTAATGCTGAATTTCTAGAACCTAATACTGTTCCATCAAACTTATAAATCCCTGTATCTCTTCCCTCTGGAAGAACATGAACTTCAAAATAATGTGATTCGTGATAACGAAGTTTTGCGTGTCTTATCTGAGTTCTTTCTACATTTGCTGCTGCTTTCCCTCCTCCTATTTCCTTATAAAGTTTAAAACGAGTAAAACGGTATCTAAAGGTATAAGACTCTCCAAAATAAATCGGAGAACTACTCCAATTACCATCAGCAACAATTGTCGTCCCAGACGTTGCTGAACCGAGCAGCACACCACCGTTTGTGCTTGTGCCGAATCCACTCCACGCTTCTGTTCTTGCCTCGATTGTGTAAGGCAATGTCCAAGTCGTCTTCTTTGTATTTGCGTCATAACTACCCGCTGAAACTCTCATTGAGGTTGGGGTTTCAGTGGTAGTTGAGATACGCCGATCCAATAGAAGAGGATATGGAGAGCCAGCTTGAGGCTCTTGCATCCGATCCATGACCGAAATCTTTTCTAGATAAACCTTCGTTCCATATCTCATCAAGCAGTAAAGCGTTTCCCTTATTGCAAGAACCTGAAGCACTTCATCGGCTCCTGAAAATTCCCAATAACTCCAACTAGACTGAGCCCTTTCCGTTCCTTCTCCTGAATTACGGAAAAAGAACTTATACACATAAATACGATTTTCGTGACCAGTCTTACCACTTATTCCAAACATCACGTTACTTGTATCATTTACAGTCAGCTTGAACATCTCACTTGGAATATAAGAAGACACATAACCAGTTAGATCTGCGGCATCTGCAGTTAAAGCAGTACCAGCTCCACGAACACTAAATTCTCTAAACTGCGACCAATCTCCGTTAGCTTGTGCAAAGATAATACCCCCACCAGCTAGTTGTGGCCTTACATTTGTATCAACTTCAAACTGAGTTAGAACTGTTATCTGTGCAGTTTTAGGAGTTAATATCGTCTCAGCAGCGTTAAATCTAAATTGATATTGTGAACTAAATAATATTAATTCATCCTGATAAGGTACAGCATATTTAAGAATAGAAACCCTGTTATTACTTGCTAAAACATCAATAGGATCAGTATCTAAAATTGTTGTAACTGTCTCCGGGAAAAACTCAAAGAAAGAACGAACACGACTCAATATGACGTTTTCATCAGACAAAAATCCAAGCCTGTTCTTATAGATAAAAATGTCATTAATAGCAAAACCAATAAAACTAGGATCTGGAGCTGTGTTGTAATCACCAGCTATTCGATTGCCCCACTTGGGCATCTCGCTTCCTGATTGAGTACTTGCATTAGCAGGCCCAAAGTAAAACTGACCATTAGAAAGCCTCACTAAAATATGAGGCATCGTTGCTTCGTCTACTTCATATTCAACCCCTGGACTAACTGTTTCTGTCCAAGCACCTTCTCCAAAAGTCCCACTCTTAGGTTTGAACTCAACGTAATAGCCATCGAAATCATTACCTGGATCACCAATAATTGAGATTTGATAACCCTCCGGTGCAATCGTTGGAAGCTCTGTAAAAGCCTGAACCTCATGCAAGAAAATTCCAATATCCTGATTAGCCTTTGCATCGGTAGCTTCTAACGTAATTGCACTTGAAGATGTCAAATGCAAAACAGAACCAACTCGATTTATTGTCACTCCTGTTGCATTAATACCTGTTCTTAAGTTTTGAGCAATATCCTCTGAACTGATTCTATTCTCTGTAACAGTACCCCCACTAGAGACAACTGCAGCAACGGGAGTTTCAACCTGTGTTGAACTTCCATTGACTGTCAATTTATAACGATTTCCATAACTAGCTCCCTTGACCCATACCAATGCTTCATGTGCTGTAGGTCTTGCGGTAGCCGGAGCTGTAGCAGTTTTCATCGCTGGAATCTTCTTCGTATTCGTTATGAAGGTATAATCAGCAATCGTTACAGCTCTTATATGCTGCCTTGCATCGGTAACACTAGATAAATAACTAACTCCACTTGGTTTATTAACTGTCTTAGCAACTCCATCAAGGTCGTAAACCTTAACGTCGTTGTTGCTTATTACTGCAAGATATTCTTCAGTATTATCCCTAAGAATACTATGGATGAAACAGTCTCCAAAACTGGTGCTAGAGACTTCTGCCAAGACTTCGCTGGAATCTCTTTTTCGTAAACCTTCAACGATGGATGACATTCCATTGACTTGTATCTCTCCTTGTGATGGATCTCTTTGGGCATCAGGCTGTTGCGAAACGCCTTGAGATAGGTTTGGTATTGAATAGGAACGTAAGGCCATTAGAGTCTGATTCCAGTAGTTATGCGGCGAGTGCTAAGGCCCGAAGCAGGGGCATAAGTTGGGAATGGCAAATGATTTCTTCCACCTGTTAATAAATTCGCTTGCTCCTGTTCTTGTTCCATTCGCTCTAATACAACTTGAGCCGCTTTCTCATCTTCTTGCGTATATCTAAAAGATGAACTATCTCCTAAAACTCTCTGTGCAAACACTCTTGCTGATCTAATTGTTATCCAACGATTAAACGCTTCAGGACATTCATCCCATGCCATACCCCAAATCACATCACATAAAATGTCAGTAATCGTTGTTTCTAAAACATAAGTTCGATTTTCCGTGTCATATAACCTTGTACCTCGATGTTGATAGCGGCCAGCATAAAGATATGGATCTAACGAAAGTTTTAAAACATTAGTTGGAATTTTTATTTCTCCGCTTGAATCTTTAGAGAACGGAAAATCTCTTTCAGTATTCCAGCTCCAACCTTTAATTTGTCCTTCTTTATGAAACTCAAGCAGTGTTCTTTCAGCAATTCTCGCATCAGTTATTTGTTGATTTTCTAAAGTGTTAACTGGTTGCTCACCTATGTTCTCAAGTAAAATATTTACCGCATCTAGCAGCCCAGTTTTGCCTGGAGTGATCGACTGATTTGCTAATCCCATTTCTCATCTACAAGGGCGTTGCATACATTGTATTAGTAAGCAAAAAAAAGAGCCAGCTTTCGCTGACTCCTGCTTTGCAATCTCTCTTATTTAGATTACTAAGGAATAACAATCTTACAAGCTGACTCAGCTCGTAGAACTCCCATACCTAGTGCTTGCCTTGCAACCATAAGGTCTGCTTGGTGAACAACTCTCCATTCTTCACCTGTTAACTGAAGTGCTGGAGATAGTAGTGAAACAACACCAACAGCTTCCTTGTTGAAAATCAGACCCTTGCACTTAGTCAAGTTCTGAGCGTAATCAGCGTTGTGATCACCAGCA